GAGGACTGTGTGAGTGCAGCCATAGTGGGCAATGATGTATTGTGTGGGGTTGCTGTGTTGGGTACGTCATTATCTTCCAGCCACAGGCAGTATCTTTCACAGTTCTCAACGGCAGTCATAGCACTAGACCCCGATGCACTGCCCAAGACATTATCAATGGCGAAGGAACTCAGAGGATATGTGGATGATGTCCGTGTCCTTCGCTTGACAGACGATTTGAAATACCGTAGACAAGAAGATATCGAGCAACTAACCCACATAGGAGATACAGCATGGAATTAGCATTAGTACGTAGCCTTATGGACAAGTCGTTCTACGATGACCATCGTGGTTCTAAATGTCCAGACCGCCTGTTCAGTAAGGATGTACGTAAGATTAAACAGGCTATAGATAAAGCAATGGATAGGTATGAACGTACTGTCAATCCAGATGAGATTGAAGCACTGTTTATGTCAGACAATCCAACACTAACTACAGCACAGAAGCAAGCATATGCTTCTCTGTTTGCCTCTATCAAGAAGGAAGACCCAATGGGTGGTGACGTAGCACAAGAGGTGCTATCTAAACTATTCCAACAGGTAGTTGGTGAGGACGTAGCTAACATTGGATTTGATATGGTCAATGGTGATGCAGCTACCCTTGAGAAGCTACGCAACCTGCTTGAGCGTTACGGTGATGACTTCATTCCTAATCTCAATATTGAGTGGGATGATATTAGTATTGAGACACTCATAGCTAAAGCTGAGTTAGAAGCACGTTGGACATTCAACATACCTAGCGTAACACGTAAGGTAGAGGGTGTTAGTGGTGGTCAGCTTATTGAAGTAGGCGCAAGACCAAACACGGGCAAGACATCTTTTCATGCCAGCTTGATTGCCAGCCCCGGTGGGTTTGCACATCAAGGCGCACAATGTATTGTGTTGTGTAATGAGGAGAATACCCACCGTGTCGGTGCTAGGTATCTAACTGCCGCCTGTGGTATGACAGCACGTGAGATACGTGAGGATATGACAAAGGCATCAGCCATGTACAAACCTGTGATGGATAACATCAAGATTAAAGAAGCAGGTGGACGTGATATGGCATGGGTAGAGTCTGTATGTAAGTCATATAAGCCTGACATACTTGTGCTAGACATGGGTGACAAGTTCTCTGTTGAAGGTTCATTTGCCCGACAGGACGAGGCACTGAAAGCATGTGCTATGTATGCAAGGCAGATTGCTAAGACGTATGACTGTGCTGTATTCTATATGTCACAGTTGTCTGCTGAGGCAGAAGGTCGCACCACACTAAACCAATCTATGATGGAAGGTTCACGCACAGGTAAGGCAGCAGAAGCTGACCTGATGATACTGATTGGTAAGTCTGCTACAGTAGAAGGACAAGATGAAGATAGTCCTGTGCGGCATGTAAACATTGTTAAGAATAAGTTAAATGGCTGGCATGGACAACTGCATGTAAATTTAGATTATCAGACAGCGAGGTATGAAGGATGAAGGTAACATTAGACGTAGAGAACACCGTCACTAAGCGTGATGGTAAGATACACATGGACCCATTTGAGCCAGAGAACTCACTGACTATGGTTGGTGTGTTGACTGACCAAGACGTGGAGATGCATTTCCCCTTTGACCATGCAGATGAACCTAATCAGATGGACTACCATGACCGTGTGCAATGGTTCTTAGATGAGGCAACTGTACTCATCATGCACAATGCAGCGCATGACCTGCTGTGGTTGTGGGAATCAGGCTTCAAGTATGATGGCCCTGTGTTTGACACAATGCTTGCTGAATATGTATTACAGCGTGGTATTAAAGAGCCGTTGTCTCTTGAGGCTTGTGCAGAACGCTATGAGTTGGACACGAAGAAGCAAGACACACTCAAGGAATACTTTGCCAAAGGTTATAGTACACGTGACATACCCTACAATGAGTTGACTGAATACCTGTCTGCTGACCTTCATGCTACACAGCAATTGTCTGATAAGCTGATGTACAGGCTCAATACACCTGCTGATTCAGGTCTGATGACTACCGTACAGCTTACCAACGAGGTGGCTGTGTCTCTGTCTCGCATGTATCAGAACGGCTTTACCATTGACCGTAAGGCACTGGACGATGTGCGCACTGAGTACGAACAGGAGCGTGATACACTGAAGCGTGAGTTACAGATAATGGTAAAGGAACTGATGGGTGATACACCTATCAACTTAAACAGTCCAGAGCAACTGTCATGGGTTATATACAGTCGCAAGGTGCTGGACAAAGAGTATTGGGGCAATACTATTGACCCATATATGGATGAGGCAGACTTCCGTAGCCTAGTAAGTGCTGGCACAGAGCGTTTGTATAAGACTAAAGCAACACAGTGTGGCGTATGCAAAGGCACTGGTCAGATACGAAAGGTAAAGAAAGATGGAACACTTTTTGCACGAACCAATAATTGTAAAGCATGTGATGCTCGTGGCTATAATCTGGTTCATTTACCTAATTTGGCCGGATTAAAGTTTAAAGCACCATCACCTAAATGGATGAGTGCTAATGGGTTTACTACCAGCAAAGACAAGCTACAGTTTCTTGAGGGCAAGGCACGTACTGCAAAGCGTGATACTGCTGTAAAGTTCTTGTCTAAGGTACGTAGACTATCTGCTGTAGAGACATACCTATCATCATTTGTTGATGGTATATCTACACACACAAAGGCTGACGGTAAGTTGCATGTCCGTCTGCTACAGCATCGCACTGCTACTGGCAGGTTCTCTGGTGCTGACCCTAACATGCAAAACATGCCACGTGGTGGTACATTCCCTGTGAAAAAGGTGTTTGTATCCCGGTGGAATGGCGGTAAAATCATGGAAGCAGACTTTGCACAGTTAGAGTTTCGTGCGGCTGCATTCCTATCACAAGATGGAGTAGCAATTGAAGAAGTTTCAACTGGGTTTGATGTTCACTCATATACGAGTAAAGTTATTTCTGATGCTGGTCAGCCTACGAGTCGCCAAGAAGCGAAGGCTCACACCTTTGCGCCCCTTTACGGGGCAACGGGGTTCGGCCGCACACCTGCCGAAGCAAAATACTACGAACACTTCACGGAAAAGTACGAAGGAATTGGGCTTTGGCATACCAGACTGGCTAAAGAAGCTATGAACACACGTAAGATTACTACACCATCAGGCAGAGAGTTTGCTTTTCCTGATGTAACACGTAATGCACGTGGTCGTGTATCTAACTTTACACAGATAAAAAACTATCCTGTGCAGTCATTTGCTACAGCAGATATTGTGCCTGTGGCATTATTACACATAGAAAAGTTGCTATCACACATGAAATCATGTATAGTAAATACAGTGCATGATAGTATTGTCATTGATGTACATCCAGATGAAGAAAGAAATGTTATTGAAGTCATCAATGAGACCAACAGAGTTTTACCAGAACTCATCCAATTACGGTGGGGATGCGTATTTAATGTACCGCTGTTATTAGAAGCAAAAATTGGTAATAATTGGCTTGACACGAAAGACATAAGCTGATATAACTATCAAACTTTCAAATGTACTTAGATAAAAGGAGTAATTATATGACAACACAAATCACTACTATTGATACCAATAACTATGCTGAGATGGCTAAAGCTATGGGCATTGCAGCAGAGGGTGGTAGCACAAAAGAGAAGGCAAGCACACTTGCTCGTCTTCGCATTAATCATTCGCCCATCTTGGGCAATGACCGTATCCTTGTTAAAGGGGGTACATACAAATTGGATATCCCTGATGGGCCAACTTACTACGCTACATCAGTAACACTACGCCCATACTTGCAACGCTTTATGTATAAGCGTTTTATTAAGGGTTCAGGTGATAAGCCAAACCGCTACGTTAAGACTGTGATGGCAGATAACCTTAATATTGACCTGAAGGATAACGATGGTGGCTTTAACTGTGGTAAGCCAGCAGGTTACATTCAGGACTTCAAGTCATTGCCTGAGAAGACACAGGAACTCATCAAGCAGATTAAACGTGTACGAGTAATGCTTGGCACGGTAGAACTACATGATGCAGTAGACGAGAACGGTAAAGCGGTGGATGTAGCCGATACTGCTTTCATCTGGGAGATTGAGAACCGTGATGCATTTAAAGATGTAGGCACTGTGTTCACTAAGTTGAGCAAGATGAAGCGTTTGCCAGTGCAGCATAGCATCACTGGTAATACGGAAGAACGCAAGCTGCCTAACGGCAATAGCTTCTACCTACCTGTAGTATCTCTGGACCTGACTAAGACACTTGAACTTAGTGACGTGGAGCAGACTAATTTTGGTGACTTTATGTCATGGGTACAGAACTACAACGAGTACATCATCAACTCATGGTCAGAGAAAGCCATGCAAGAGGGTGAGGATATCGAGGGTGTTGACGATATTGTTGACATCGAATTTGAGGATGAAGAGGTAGCGTAATGGCACACCCTATGTTGAATAACAATGCGTTTGAAACGCATGGCATTCATCATTTATCCCCAAGTAGTATAAATACCTATATAAGTGACCCACCTATGTGGGTTGCTAGGTATTTATTTAATATTAAATCTTCATCTGGCCCTGCGGCAATACGTGGAATAGCTACTGAATTTTCTCTAGCCAAAAAATACGAAGAGGGTAAGTTTGATTACGATACGTTGGAAGCAAAGTTTATAACTTTGTGTGCAGAATCAATGTTAAGTTTCAAAGATAAGAAAACTGAAAAGGAGAGAAAGTTACTGAAGGGTTTTGGAGAAGTAATAGATAAGAACTTTAAGTACAAAAACTTAAAGAGTTATCAAGAACGAGTAGAGGTACAGCTTGAAGATTTGCCTATACCTATAATGGGTTACATAGATTTTAGGTTTCCTAATAAAATAGTTGACTTAAAAACTACAACTAGAATGCCTTCTAATCCTACAGAAGCGCAGAAAAGACAGATGGCATTTTATTCTATGGCATATCCTAATAATAGTTTAGATTTATTCTTCGCTACACATAAAGACTACAAAAAGTTTAGTCTAAGAAATTTAGAGGAGTATAAAAAACAACTAGAAAAGGTTGCTTATAGCATACAAAGGTTTTTGTCTATTAGCAGGGATAAATATGAATTAGCTTCTTTTGTTTATCCTAACTTTGATTCTTGGACATGGGGTTACAAGATGAAAGAGGAAGCTAAAAAGATATGGAATTAAGAGAAAGGAGTATAAAAATGTCTACTACTGATGAATTACAAGAACTATTTGAACAAATTAAAGAGGCAGAGGCACATCTTGTAGAACTACGTAAGGAGTACCGTGAGCAGCGCACTGCTGGTTTAAGAGCAGCTATTGAGGCACGTAATGAGGCTGATGCTATGATACGTGAAGAGATGAAAGCTATGGGTTACAGCGGTCTTACGTGGAAAAACCTGCGGTAATGCCACCTAACTTCAAACAATTTAAAGCAGCACGAAAGTATGGGTATCGTAGTGGCCTTGAACTAAAGATTGCAGAATCTCTCAAAGAGTTAAAGGTTAAATATGATTACGAATGTATTAAGATAGAGTGGGAAGACCTTTCTTATCGCACATACACACCAGACTTCGTGCTGTTCAATGGAGTTATCATTGAAACTAAGGGCATGTTTACTGCTGCTGACAGACGTAAACATCTTGCAATCAAGAAGCAACATCCCAAATTAGATATACGATTCGTGTTTGAAAATAGCAGACGTAAGCTACGTAAGGGTGCAAAGTCTTCATATGCTGAGTGGTGTATAAGGTATGGTTTTAGATACCATGACCGCATCATTCCAGAGGATTGGCTAAAAGAAAAGGGCAAGAATAAACATCCTAAGTTTATTAAGTTTACAGGAACTAAAGTAAAGAGGAGCAGATAGCATGGATAAAAATGAAATGAATATGAGGTCAGAAGATTTCTTAATAAGAGTAAGACCATTTAAAGATATAGATGGAACATGGAATGGTGACATAGATTTATCCATTATTACACAGCCATCTAATGATTTACCTGATGAAGATTATAATCAGGTTATGCACTTCTGTAAAATGATGGCATCAACCGTACCTCTTATGGAACGACACGAGGAATTACGAGATATGGTGCATAATTTTGTTATAGAACATGTTGACAAAGAGTATGTTGTTGAATTAGACTCAAAGCCACGTGTTATTGACAGACAAGATAACGTAGTTACGATTGACTTTGGAACTAAGACAAAAGGGAGTGCATGATGACAAGCTATAAGAATATTATGGAAAAGATTGAGCAGGAAGCAAAAGAGGCATATGCTGGTGTAGATATGGTCAATAATCCACCACACTACAATGAAGCAGGTATAGAGTGCATTGATGCTATTGAAGCTGCACTCACACCTATAGAGTTTAGAGGCTATTGCAAAGGTAATAATCTAAAATATACATGGAGAGAACGCTACAAAGGTAAGGATGAAGATTTAAGAAAAGCTGCATGGTATCTTGATAGACTTTTTAAGAGTATGGACCATGATGAGAGTTAAAGTATTTATCACTATTGACATAGACCCAGATGAATATCCTGTACCTGCTGATGAGAATGTAGGAGAGGAAATAGAAGAAGGTATCCGTGAATACTTTTATGATATTGACGGAGCAACAATAAAAAATATTAAGCACATACAGGAGTGACCCTATGATAAGTAATCATTTACCTACAGACTATCAGAACTTTATTGCTCTGTCTCGCTACGCAAGATGGAAAGAGGATGAGCAAAGACGTGAGACATGGCCTGAAACAGTGTCACGTTACTTTGATTATATGACTGTTCATCTAAAGAAGAAACACAAGTATACACTTTCTAATGAATTACGCACAGAGTTAGAGACTGCTGTGCTTGACCAACACATCATGCCAAGCATGAGAGCCTTGATGACATCTGGTCCTGCACTGGACCGTTGTCATGTAGGTGGATACAATTGTTCATATGTGCCTGTGGATAGCCCACGTGCGTTTGATGAGACAATGTACATACTTATGTGTGGCACAGGTGTAGGCTTCTCTGTTGAACGACACAACATTGAGAAGCTACCAATCGTCAACGAAGATATGCATGTTACTGATACTGTAATCAAGGTTGGCGATTCACGTCCGGGCTGGGCCAAGTCACTACGGGAACTTATTGCTATGCTGTACGCTGGTCAGATTCCTAAGTGGGATGTATCAGAAGTACGCCCCGCAGGTGCAAGGCTCAAGACATTTGGTGGTAGAGCCAGTGGCCCAGCCCCTCTTGAAGAACTCTTTGAGTTTTGCATAGAGAAGTTTAAGGCAGCATCAGGTCGTAGATTGTTCCCTGTGGAGTGTCACGACATCATGTGTAAGATTGGTGAGGTTGTAGTTGTTGGTGGGGTCAGACGCAGCGCACTCATCAGCCTATCAAACCTGAACGATGACCAGATGGCTCATGCTAAGTCAGGTCAATGGTGGGAAACTGAAGGACAACGTGCGCTTGCAAACAACAGCGTTGCCTATAAAGGTAAGCCCCAGATGGGTACATTCATGCGTGAGTGGCTATCGCTGTATGAAAGTAAGTCAGGTGAGCGTGGTATATTTAATCGCAAGTCTGCACAGGTTCAAGCAGCTAAGAATGGACGCAGAGATGCAGAACAAGATTTCGGATGCAACCCCTGCTCTGAAATTATCTTACGTCCATATCAGTTCTGTAACTTATCTGAGGTTGTTGTACGTGAAACAGATACACAGCAAACACTAACAGAGAAGGTACGTTTGGCTACGATACTAGGTACGTTCCAATCTACTCTAACTGATTTTAAATACCTTCGTAGTATATGGAAGAAAAACACAGAAGAAGAACGACTGCTTGGTGTGTCACTCACTGGTATTATGGACAACCAGTTAACATCAGGTAAGTCTGCTCATTTAGGTATAAATATCGGACAGACTCTTGAGGCACTAAAAGATGTAGCTATAGATGCTAATAAAGCTATGGCTAAACAGCTAAAGATACCACAGTCAACAGCTATCACATGCGTCAAGCCATCAGGTACAGTGTCACAGTTGGTAGACAGTGCATCAGGTATACATGCTCGTCATAACCCATATTACATTCGTACTGTACGTGGTGATAATAAAGACCCATTGACACAGTTTATGGTAGCACAAGGTATCCCGGCAGAGCCTGACGTAATGAAGCCAGATAGCACAACAGTATTTAGCTTTCCAATGCGTTCACCTACACGTGCTGTAACACGCACTGCTATGTCTGCTATAGAGCAGCTTGAGTTGTGGCTTATATACCAGCGTTATTGGTGCGAACACAAACCATCTGTTACTATATCTGTAAAAGAAGATGAGTGGATGGAAGTTGGTGCTTGGGTATATAAACACTTTGATGAAGTATCAGGTATCAGCTTCTTACCATTTAGTGAGCATACGTACAAGCAAGCACCTTATCAGGACTGTGCTGAAGAAGAGTATACAGAGATGAAAGCAAAGATGCCAATGTCAATTGATTGGTCTTCATTGCAAGAGTTTGAAAAGGAAGACACTACATCAGGTGGCCGTGAGTTAGCCTGTACTGCAGGGGTATGCGAAGTAGTTGACTTAACTGCTGCATAATGATAGAGTGTAGTGGACTAAACTTGCTGTGGTGGCAGTGGTGGATACTTGTAATGATTACAACAAACACCCTGCTAAACTTAGTTGTGTTTTTTAAGCACAGATTTAGAAAGGAGAAGACGTGAAATACCAAATGTTACATACATTACTTAAACACGCAGAGGCAAATGTTCAGTTACATAAAATGAACATAAGAACATACTTAGTCAACCCTGCTGGTATAGGTGAACACTCAGATATCATGGAAGCTATGCAAGCAGAAGCAGATAAAGCTGCAATGCATCAGGATAGAGTGGATTTATTTACACAGATGATAGAAGAGGAGAATGAAATTGACTTTGACACCGAAGAATGAAGACCGTAAAAAGTTTGACCTTGACCTACAATATGGTCAGGTACGTGAGCAAATGGTAGCAGACATGCTACAGAACAAAAAGATAGAGGTTAAATCAGAACGAGATGTATGGCAGCGAACTGGAAACATTGCTATTGAGTATGAGTGCTATGGCAAGCCTAGTGGTATCAATGCCACTGAATCAGATTATTGGTTTCATAACTTGTGTATTGGTGAAGATACCTTTGCCACATTGGTTTTTGATACAAAGAGTCTGAAACGTATCATTGATAAGCTAGACCACAAGAAAACAGTTTCAGGCGGGGATAACAATGCAGCACGTATGTATTTACTAAACTTGCAGAAGCTGTTTTCATCAGATGTAATCAAAGCATTTAAGGACAAAACAGATGGACTTAGAAACGCAAGCTAAAGCATGGATGAAGGATAAGTACAAAGACATGGAGATGAATGAATACCAACGTAAGTCCATTGAGTTTGCCATCTATCCAGCCACGCACAGGATACTTTATCCTGCGCTTGGTTTGGCTGGTGAAGCAGGTGAGGTTGCCAACAAGGTTAAAAAGTTCATTAGGGATGGTGCTGACAAGGAATCGTTTGAAGTCAAGAAACTTGAAATAGCAGCGGAGATTGGTGATGTTCTATGGTACTGCGCTAATTTGGCAAATGACTTGGGTATCAATCTTTCTGATATTGCTTCTGAAAATTATTCTAAGCTATCAGGGCGAAGTAAAAGAGGCACACTTGGAGGTGATGGAGACAATAGGTAAAATATTTATTTTATCACTACTATGTTACTATATGTATTATATAGGTACAATAATACATTACACAATAAAAGAGGGGGCTTAACTGCCCCCTTTTCTTACTCTGGTAATAAACTCTTTTTATATCTACCCTCTTGGCCTATAAGCACCATAGCTTTAACATCCTTTGTCTTTGTTAAATCAGGATACTCACCATAAGCATCGAAGTATCTTTCTTGTATTGCAGCCTGTGCTTCAGCATTATAGGTACGAAGATTAAATAGTGCTTCAACATATGCAGGGTCATCCGCACCTCTAGATTTTATACCTTCACTATATATACGATTTTTAATCTGATTACTAAGCTGCTTTATTCTTGCCCTTATTTCCAGTTTAATAAATCTATCTGACTTTCCTTGAGCTTCAAACCGTTCTTCTAAATTCATCATCTGATGAGCAAGGCTAGGTAACAGGCCACTTAGAGTTTCATTTACAGCATTATCAACTGTGCCTACACCAGTGCGGCTTGCTAAATCCCAATCATTATAACCATACTTCTTGAAGAAGGCTTGCTCCTCTGTGTATCTATCCATAATGTTTAGACCTAAAGCAAACTTAAACGCAGAGCCTAATTTACCCCTGTCTGTGCCACCTTCTTTGGTAGCTTTTTGTTTGATAGGAGCAACACGGTCATCTTCATCCATACCCATACCCAAGAACTCACCTATAGCACCTGTTATACCGCCTTCTTGTGTAGTATAACCTCGTTGTTGTAAGCGTTCTTGAAAGCCTTTACCAAAAGAGCGTTGACCAATTTGACCTGCTAATGGATTCATGTCCATTAAGGGGTCACTCTCGTAGTCACGCACAACAGTATCTCTAAGACCTGAAGCACGTTCAATATCAATTACCTGTTGATATG